TGGATTCAAAGTCCACAGTGTTGACCAACTACACCATAGGAGCCGGAGCCTCGGCTACTATATCAGTAATTTGATTCATTTCTTTAACCTCGTATATATATTTGAAGTAGTACATGAGAAAGGTGAAAAGACTAGCGGCAACATTTGTAATGGTCATAGGTACGACACTGTAATGGAATGAGTATACGAGGGACAGAACACTCGCAGCCAAGTTCAAATGCAGGAAGTGGTAATTTATAGCTTTGGCATCTCGATTTTTGTACACATGGTTAATTTCGGGTATGAACATAACAACGATGAAAGCGGATCCCAACAGACCACATACATCTATGGCGTTCATTCTTATTTATATATATTTTCTCACGTTTAAGTAGGTATGTTTTTGTTTGTCATACTATTGACGCTTGTCATATATATTTTGGCAATCACATATAGAGAAGAAAAAATTAAATTGAAAGAAAAATATGATTATAAATGTTTCGTATTAACAATTAATGGTGCGAAATCACGACAGGAGCGTTTTATGAGACACTATAACGATACTTTACCCCTTGAAATCATATACGGACCTAATACAAGAAATGTTAAGGTGGCTAGGGAATACGAAGATATTGTGGAACCTGAATACTTTGAAAAGGCTCTAGAGATGCATTATGACCCTCTTGTGAAACGTCCTAATATCACCTACTTTAATATGGGAGCGATAGGTTGTTTTGTTGGACACATGGATTTTTACAAAAGGTGTTTTGATCAAGGTCTTAAATATGCTGTGATTTTTGAAGATAACGTCATCATTAAGTCACCCCGTTTATTCCATGAAATTCAAGAGGTCATAGATGAAAAGGGAGAAAATATGGAAATGTGTTTCTTCCATTGTCTTTCCAGACTTCACGATAAAACCGAGGGAACTTTGGAAAAGGTGAAATGGATTTCGAGTACGAAATGTTACCTCATAAACGTAAATAATATGAGAAAGTATGTGAAGCACTTCTACCCCATGGACAACCATATAGACATGAAACATGAAGATTTAATTAATAAAGGAGCTCGAGTGTATTACAAAGATATGCGAAAGTATATGGTAATAGACAGGTCACAAAAGAGTCTCATCGGTCATAGCGACCACGGTGAACGCAACTTCTTCTCGAGATATCATCCACATGCCACCCCTAAGGATGTCAAGTGGGGGTACTAATCGAAATCGAGAAACTCAAGCATTTGTTCTCGAGTAATTGTCCTTGGGATACCCGTATACAAACCTGTTTTTATCGTATGCTCAACTCCATTAGGGAGACGAACTTTGAAAAAACACGATTGAGCCTGACATAAAGCGTTACGACCACCATCAATAGCCTTTAATATATCTTTCATGACCTGATTGGTGTCAGAGTTTCGGATATAAAAAGTGACGTTGAGACCATCATCATCTGTCATCCATTGAAGAAAATCGAATGGTCTCCAATTAGCACCTCTATTTGTGTCCGAGGTGATCGAAGCAAAATTATCCAGTAAATCTGGGGTTGGAATTCCACAAAAAATTTTATATCTGAAGTCACTCCAAGATATGTTTGTTGTGTTCAGTATCTCATATTCAGCGTTGTGAAGTCGAGCCGAAACAATCTTAGAATTAGTCCAGTCAAGCTTTTTTAGGTCGTTGTGTGTAGTAGAGGCGTGAGAAAACATGTTTGTCGAATTGACAATAAGTAGTTGTAGTTTGAAGTTGATTTTTACAAATGTAAACATCGACTTAGGTCTTTGAATCGCACTTTTTACAATGAGGAAAACCCATTCTAAAAAGCTGTTCCAAACGGGGCTCGAACCCGTGACCTTGGCGTTATAAGCACCACGCTCTAACCAACTGAGCTATAAGAACGGTGCAACTTGATCATGTTACTAATCAACTTGTATAACGGTGGGACCACCCACATACTATATAGGAACTTCTACTTTAAGCATTTTTAATCATGGCATTAATATTATTGTTTGCATTCTTTTTAATGGAGTTGCCAAAATTGTCGAGACCGAGAAGGTTGATAATCTCACCTATGAGCATGAACTGTTGGGACATGACAACAGCCTTCGCGAACCTCGTCTTAGGGGAATAGTCACCGTAACCCACAGAACTCATAGTAGTGAACGAAAAATAAAAAGGATCTACAACACTATCATCGAACCCAAACGCATCAGGGTTAATTCGATTGATACTGGCATACACGAGACCGTAAATGAGTGTTATAACTAAAATTGGTAAAAATCGTATCAACTTGAACATTTATAGTATCCTGAGAAAATTATACAGAGTCGACGCGTTCTAGTTCATCCATCTCTTTACTCCTTCTTCTGTTTATATTTTGGAAAGCCCCTAACCACCTGTTTACAGCACGTCTAGAGCCTGTCACAGACGCTGCATCATCACTCACCACAATCGATAATCCGTTACATACATCTGGCTTGTTCTCTTTCTCGGGAAATTGAACCATGAATGCCTGAATAGATATAGCTGGTATATCTGGTGCATCATCCAATAACTTGTCATATTCTTCTCGAGACTTCATAAGAAACTCGACAACTTCTGAACGGTGTTTCACATCGAGTGATATTTCCATATCGATAGACCTATAGAACTTTGACCATTGTACGCACATAGCCGAGTGTGCCTCAGATAGAGGTAGAGACTGACTAAACTTTGAGATACTCGTCAAAATTCCACCCAAAACATTTAGGAAGGCAAAGAAATACTGGATAATCATTATATTGTTTTTGGTATCTTGAGATACATCTTCATTCCCACTGGGATTTAGGACGGCAAAACCACCGACACCCGTTATACTTGCTATGACTATACTAGGATAAGACAACCAATCATTCTGTTTCTTGTAGAATAAGCGTGCATGATTATGCAACCAGCGGTATCCAGCCGCCTTCTCTGCCCATTTTATAAGCAACTTTTCTTGTTTTTCGCACCACTCACAGTGTTCGTCTTGCTTTTGAACACTCATGGACTTAGATTATACAGATATATTTTTCGCACTCTCCCTGGCTAATGTATCAGCTTCTTCATTTCTAGGGTCGCCATTATGGGCTTTTACCCATCTCCATTCAACCACTTTTAATTTTTTACGCGTTTCATCGATAGCAATCCACAAATCCTTATTTTTCACGGGTGCACCCGCAGATGTCATCCATCCATTCTGTTTCCATTTTATAATCCATGAATTTATCCCTTGTTTCACGTAGTTACTATCCGTAAATATACGCACCTCTTGAATATCTCTCTTCACAGACTCTTCAAGAGCTCTCAAAATAGCTGTCATCTCCATCCGATTATTTGTTGAATTAGGTTGTCCAGCACTAAGCTTAAAACTATCACTGACCACACCCCAGCCAGAAGGTCCAGGATTTCCCAAACTACTCCCATCGGTGTATATCTCATACATGATTAGGTATTGTGTTTATTTTCTAAGTCCATTATAAAAAAGATGCAACAAATTGCCCCCATGTTAATGTTACTTTGTTGTGTATGCTGCTGCTCCTCATCTATGAGGTCAGCTGGTAGTATTCCTACCACACCCGCTGCTTCTATTGCCAGCTGTATGGGTTTATTTACCGGTGGTTTGAGTATGCTCGGTGGAGGATTGTTTTGAGGGGTATTCTGAAGCCTTCTTTGGTGTTTTACATATCGTATCACCACAATGATCCCTGTTCTGATAGATAGAATTGATGGATGTTGAAATTTCGTTACACGACTTCAAATTCCAACGTCCCAATAGAGGTTTATCCACTTTAATAAAAAGTTCAAACACTTTCTTGAACATTATCTATAATGAGAGGGTTATCTTAAAGTAATCATTTTTAAACAGCATTGGTACTATGCATTTTAAAAATGAGTTTTGTTTTTTTAATTATTTACTAAAATACCTCGTATGGGCATTTAGTTGGAGAAGGCGAGGCCACCCATACCCGACTGGACACGGAGGACGTTGTAGTTAACCGCGAACATGTTGAGGTTGGTAGCGGAATCGTTACCGGAGGTGGTGGTGATGGAAACCTGCGCGTTGTCGATGCGGGAGAAGTTGCAAGTGCCGGTAGGCTGGTGCTCCTCGGGCTTGAGCGCGAAGGAGTACGCGTAGACACCCGCGTAGGGGGCGCCAGAGTGGTGGAAGTGGGGCTGCACCTGGTTGAAGTACTTACCAGACTGCTCCTTGAAGCGGTCCTGGCCGTTGAGGACAAGCTTGAACTTGTCGACGGTACCGACAGCCTCCTCGGTGAACTTGGAAGTACCACCACCAGTGCCGCACACAAGGAGGGGGGTACCCGCGGCGCCGGGGGCGATGAAACAGTTGGAGTTGGCGGTGGTGAGGTCCTGCTCGAGAACAATCTCGGCGGGCTGACCCTTGAAGGTGAAGTTCCACATCTTGGTACGGGCGTGACCCTCGTCGCAGCACCATACAAGCTCCTTGACGGGGTGGTTGTACGAAAGGCGGACCTGCTTGGTACCACCGGAAGCGGTAACGGTGTCCTGACCGGTGTGTTGCACCTGCTCGATCAGGTACTCGTGTCCCTTCTGGGCAAAACGCCTACGCTCCTCAGTGTCAAGGTAGACGTAATTGGCCCAGACCTTGAAGGTACCGGTATTGAGGTAGGTGTCGAAATCAGACGCTAAATCGAAATCGATACGGACCTCATGGTACTGCAGGGCAATTAGTGGGAGGTAAAGTCCGGGATTGCGGTTAAAGAAAAAGACTAGGGGCAAATAGACAGCGTTGCCGGTCGTGGCGGAAGTCATCTTGCCGTAAGTGAGCTTCTTGGACTCGTCAAGGTAAAGCTCGGAGTAGAGACGCCACCACTTCTGGTAGTGCTTGTCAACACGCTGTCCACCGATTGATAATTCTACGGAGGAAATTGCGCGCTCGGCGACCCAGCAAGAATCGTCGGTGGCGTTGGAAGTGATAGACGCCGCAGCGGCGGAGAGAAGCTCGACGTACATGTCACCGACGAGATCACCGTTGCGGGCAACAGTGACGGAAACGCGACCGGAGTTGGCGGCAGTACCGTTGACGGTCTGCTCGATGTTCTCCATCGCGAAGTTAGTGTGGCGCTTGTATTTCGCCTGGAAGAAAGTTACCTCAGGGTTACCAGTAAGGTAGACATCCTGGGCACCATAAGCTACGAGTTGCATAAGACCACCGGCCATTTTGAGAGTTGTTGTACTATAAGCAGAGAAAATAATTTTGGGTAAATGTGCGAAATTTCGCGATCCAATTTTTCTTGGTCTAAATCAAATGTCAAAACAGCCTGAAGAAACCGAGATCGAAGAGGGTGAAATTGTATCTGAAACTGAGTCAGAGGTCTCCATCATCGCTACTGAGGATGAACCCATCGATGATGAAATTGATATGGACGAGGATGAAATGATGTTCGAGGATGATGGTGTGGATGTTGCGACTCTCATGACTTCCCTTCTCGCGACCGAGGATGGAGACACTGTATGTACGGCCCTGGTCAGTATCACTCAACAACTTCAAATGCAAAACAAAATTTTGATAAAGATTTTGAGTGAATTAAAAAATTAATTAGAGAGAAAAATTGTAAAAGATATAATTAATGGAGGACACTCACTTCATCGACAAGGAACCAAATCGCTATGAAGCGCTTGCAGTACTTCAAAAACAGACTATCCAGTCGATGAATGAAGAGACCATAACAAATATTATCGAAACATTTGAAAAGATGTGGAACCTCAGAACAGAAGATTTCAAATGTGCACGTGAACTCGGGTATCGTCAATATGTACATATCGATAATTTTGACGCCGAGGGGAACCCAAACGTGAGTAGTATCGACATTTTAGCAATAAAAGGTATTCGTGAGAAACAGCGTCGTTTCCTGGTAGATTTAAAAGGTCAGATCAAGAAACTCAAACTTGATAAAAAGGGGGATGAGAACGATACGACTATGATCACCAGGATACATAATATTCTAAAACAGGTAAAAGATGGTTATGATAACGTCCGTCGCCATTATGGTGCGTATGAACGTGTCGTAAATCCAACCGCAGTTCCACAAACCAGGTCTATTTCAGATGCTTCCACTATGGGTGAAGATGACCTGGATAATTCCATACCCCTCCAAAAGTGTATTATTTTCTGTCTCGATGAACTCGAAAAAGCGAAATACCGTAGATACAAAGGTCATTGCTGTGAAGAGAGAAAGACGGAAGATGGACACGACACAAGAGCATGGGAGCAAAAGATGACAATCGAGGAATTTGTCTATTCCTTATCGAATAAGGATGATAATTTTGAAATGTGGAAAAACTTTACGAGTAAGGGGAGTATTTTCAGGGAAGTCATCGACCATCTTTCAAAGTGTCAGGACTCTCAGTTTCTAACCATTAACAAAAGACGACACGTTTGGTCGTTTAAGAATGGTGTATTTGTGGGTAAAGAATGGATTTCTACCAATCCAGAAAATCCAGATGATGGATATTATACGTGTACATTTTACCCTTATAATTCGATAGAATTCAAAAATCTTGATCCCGCCATCGTCGCATGTAAGTATTTCGATAGTGATTTTAACGATTATTCAAACTTAGACAGATGGCAAGACATTCCCACACCAAACTTTGACAAAGTTTTGCAGTATCAGAAGTTTGAACCCGAAGTATGTAACTGGGCGTATGTTATGGGTGGTCGTCTCTGTTATGATGTTGGGGACCTGGACTCATGGCAAATTATCCCATTTTTCAAGGGTATCGCTAAATCGGGTAAATCTACATTAATTACAAAAGTTTTCAAGAATTTCTATGAAAACCAGGATGTACGAACCCTATCAAACAATATCGAGAAAAAGTTTGGTCTTTCTTCAATCAAAGACGCTTTCATGTTTATAGCACCAGAGGTGAAGGGTGATCTCGCTTTGGAACAGGCTGAGTTTCAGTCTCTCGTTTCGGGTGAGAATGTTTCTGTAGCGGTTAAGAATAAACCAGCTGAAGAAATTCCAGAGTGGAAAGTGCCCGGTGTTCTCGGTGGAAATGAAGTTCCAGGATGGAAAGATAATTCGGGTTCGGTTCTGCGTCGTATTTTACCATGGAACTTTAGCAAACAAGTGAGACAAGCTGATCCTCGTCTCGATGAAAAACTTAAAAATGAATTGCCTAGAATTTTACTCAAATGTGTCAGAGGTTACATCGAATATAGTAACAAATATGCTGACGCGGATATTTGGGATGTCGTACCGAAATACTTTGAAATCATCAAGATGCAGGTTGCGAAGGTTGCGAACTCTCTCATCCATTTCCTAGAATCCACTATTGTCGACAAGGGTAAAGACCAATACGTTCCACAAAACTTGTTTGTAGCCGCGTTTAATACACACTGTAAAAACAACAATTTGGGTCAGCATAAGTTTCATGAAGATTTCTACGTGGGACCATTCAGTTCTTACGATATCGAGGTTAGGAATGAATCTGTATCGTATAGAGGTAGACAATACCCCGTTCAACCAGTTATATTTGGTATCGACTTGATTGAAGATCAGTTGATAACGGGCAATAATCATTAAAAAAAATCCTTACAAATAGTAATATGAGCCAGTCGGTCAAAGAATTTGTCAGGCAATCTGGTGTCGATGTACAAAGCTCGGACTCAAACTCAAACAATAACTTCGCTCAAGAACTTGAAGCTGATATGTTTAGAAGACAGAGAGAACAAAATCGTGAAGCTCGCATGAGGGCTGCGGGTTTTCGCGAACCATTTCGACCCGAATTAATCCGGGGACCCCGGCGACCTCTCCCTCCTCCACCCCCTACACGGAGTCGTTTCGCACATTTCGAAAACAACTCTCCCTTGGAAAATGAATTTGCAGACGTTAATGTGGACAAATTAGTAAATAATGCACTAAAAGAACCTATAAATACAAGTGAATTTGATAACATGAATCTCACTCCTATAAACGAAGCCGCATTTGAAAAGGGTCTCGCTGAGATGAACCCAAATACAATCAATGAATTTGGGGCCCTCAATGATATAGAAATCTCTCCATTGAAACCTGGATTGTTCGTTGGCACTATTAATAAATCATTCGGTAAAGAAGTTCGTTTAGACCTTTTACCAATTCTGATGAAAAAACCACTCGGTAAAACACCTATTGGTCAAGGTCTTTATATAGACACAAAAGAGATAAAGGGAATTTATGGTCAGTTTAAAACTGGGTTTTCTCATACCAAAGAAGGTGGTCCCAAAGGGAGTATTAACAAACCTTTCGCCAGTGTGCAAATTATGGTGACCGTTTCGGATGGTATGAATAGTCAAGGTGGACTCTGTAATATTTATAGGAATGGTAAAATACTTTTCCGTAATGGATTTGTTGGTACAAACATCGCAAACCAACCCGAACTCATTCGTCGATTTATCGTAGATAATTACACACAAAAAGAACCATTCCTTTACAGTCCAATCGAGTATAACAATCTCAGTGGTCAGTTTAGTATAAACGGGGTATTCACAAATCTCACTCGTATGCAAATGAAATTTTCAAAATACGGATCTACCACTTATGAACCAGAACTTTCACCTATGCTCTATGTCACCATGAAAGGGTACACACTCAATATTAGTAAGTCTGGTACCGTACAAATCATAGGTGCCAAATCACCCGCTATCATGGAAAATGCATACAAAGCTGTAACTCCATTAATTCGAGAGTTTTATAGAGATGGAGATGTCACTATAGACAAGACCAAACGCAAGACAAAGGCTAAGCGCAAGACCAAGACTAAAAAGGTTTCTCCTCCTAAAAAGACCAAACCCGTAGTAAAACGCAAAGCACCTTTAACAAACAACCAAATCAACGCACTCAAGATTGATGGAAAGAAGTGTGATCGTATGTCTAGAGATGAACTCAAAACTCTTGCACGTAAAATGGGTATTCTCAGTTTTAGAATTAAAAATGGTTCTACCACTCGAGACATGCGTAAGGATGAAATTTGTGCTGCTATAAAGGCTAAATCTAAGACTAAAAACGTTACTGTAAAAAATACCAATAAAAACAAGAATGTTAAATTATCTGGTACTGGTAGTACATTTCGCATCGGTGGTAAACTGTGTCGTGATAAGACATTAACTGAAATCAAACAGTTTGCTGCATTACTTAAAATAAATACATCGGGTAAGCAGACGAAGGATGCCCTTTGTAAACAGATTGAGAAGAGTCGTAATAATCTTGCAAAGCCCAAACCTCCTCCTCCACCCAAGCCTACAAAGAGGAACGTACAGAAGGAAAAGAAAGCGCGAGTTCAAACTGAAAAGATGAAAGAGAGGGTAAAGAGGGTCGGATTAGACGATAATTCTATTCGTAAGGACCTTGAGAAACAGTACGGTAAGGTGTGGATGAACAGATACAAACCTAACCTCACTCAAGACGTTAGAAACATCAAGAATGCTGCATCTAGAGTTAATTCCAACGATAAAAATAAGGCACTCGGTGTACCCAAAAAGATGGTCGTTGATAGAATCAAGAAGGATATGGTTTCACGATGGAAAATACAAAGAAAGCGCAACCTCGAAAGGAATTACGTGATGAAAAATGTTAATGTCACTGGAGTCCCCAATAATATGAAAAATAGGTGGAGAAAGGCAGCTGCTAATGAAGCTCTTCGTAGAAATAAAATTTTGACTGCTAAGCAGTTCGCAGCTTTAAAGAAAAAATGGTTAAAGGGTATGAAGAATATTATAGGTAATGGGAACGCGCGGAGAAATATTGGAGCGGCTCGAGCTCGGGTTGAAACGTTATAATCACGGTGTGAGAGTCGATGATGATACCCGAACGTGGGGCACTCCAAAAGATTCATGGATGGAAATGGCCAAAGAAGAACTTTTGGATGCTATCATTTACGTGGTAGCGGATTACATTAGAAATGTTAGGAGTGAGGGAGATCGTGCACCCCTTAGTTTTCGTAAAAATGATGAGCTTGATGATAACAAACTCATCATGTCTATAATTGATGACTGGGAATATGTTGAAAGTCCACAACACAAAATGATGTTATGGAATCTCTTCAAAATGCTAGACTGTGATATTTTCAGGGGTTAGGTAATTGCTCTATTGTTTGATTGCATGTATTAAATGCGGTGATACACATCATAGCGATTGAAAATTGGTAAATAGCTTGTTCCCATATTCGAAGTACACAAAATGGCACTATCATGAGCCCCGCACACGTACCATGAAACACTATAACTGTTATAGATGATGAATGTTCAGTATGTAGAGCACCCGTCGTAGATACTATCAACACAAAATTGATAATATCTATTATTCTCATAAAAAGAGCCAAATTTATACCAGATGCAAGTACGAATATATACGCTAGAGCACGCGCAACGGGGTGATATTCTAGTAAAAGTCTGAAACGTGGTCGTATAATTTCGGGGGGTGGAGGCTCCGGTGGAGGTTCCGGTGGTGGAACCTCTTTGTTAAATGCTATCGCCACGGAACCATCCGGATATTCAACTACCAGATGCCTGACTTCATCCATATAGATAAAATGATTTTATTGTTTAAGTTGGCGATACAAAGTGTAAAAGGAGAATCCAATAATGATATAAAGGAAATACATTAAAGTCCTAGGAATTAAAGTAAAATTATCAAGAATTTTGATATCGGCTTCATCGAGTTTAGTCTTGTACATTCTGAGCTGCTGCATCAAAATATGGAGTAAGCGTATAGCGAGCATCATGATAGCCACACTAATAATTATAAAGGCGATGTTGTATAACGCATTTCCTTTACCACGGTAAAAACGAGAATACGCTAAAAGGCCTAATGATATAGACACATATGCAGCGACGTTCTGAAGCGACCTCTGAGAAAGAGCAATGAGCTTTAGAAGCTCGGGGTTCATTTAATCTTTACTGACATTTAATTTTTCTATTGACTATTTTTGTGGGTTCTGCAGCTTGTTTGAGATGAAAAGTGTGGTACGAAAAATCGTATTTTGGAAATGCACTTTTTATTTTATTAGAAAGTACACCAGCTTGAACCGTTAAGGGTATTCCCGAACATACAGACTTTTGCTCCATCAAAAGAAATTCATCCTCCATGGCTACGAACCTTTTTAGGGTCTCACTCTTGATACCATCTGCATGCATTTTGACGTACATCGCCTTGGAATCACCATCACTGATGTAAAAATATTTAGAACCGTCAACTTCGTCCGACTTTGTGTGTTTGTCATACATCAAAAACACAACGACAAGAATCGCTAAGATGTATATCATTTACTTTTACACAGAAATTAGTTTGGAAAGGTCGGCAACCTTGTTGATGATATTGAAAAATTTATAAATATCATCGACTGCACCAGGCTTCATGATCTCAAGTTCAATTTGATAACTCGCCTCCTCTTCGGAGTCCATATCAGCATTATCACCTGAAGATATGGTCATGTCGATACTGAGGTTCTTGCGCACGAATGAGTGGCGAGTCTTGGAACGCCTTCTATCCATATCGTATTCACCCGACGTTACAATTTCACGGGCGACACAGAATCGTACATCGAGTGGATCACAAATAAAATCCTCTTTCACGACACTGATCTTTTGAATCATGGTTTGTTCACCAGAATCCTCATCAGACGTAATTCGAATGTTATTACTATCATTGTAATAAACTTCTGTGGATGAACTTTTTGTCTCTTCCCATCCTTCATATTTCCTCAGGCCTTCGAGGACCCTCTTCCACGTATCTTTACCAACATTAGTATCAAACAGGGAGCCATTATGCTTTCCAAGACGAATTTCGACTTCAATATCATCTTCGTGCTTATGCGCTTCGAAAATGGGGAGAACTTTATCGACGATAGCTTGGACGTTCATTTTTACTTAACATTTACATATTGCGCCTTTCTCTTAAGTGTTTAATGTACATAAAATGTAATGAAAGGGCTCGAAAATCACGGAAATACTTGTTATTTCAATACCGCCCTTCAGTGTTTGTTGTACATCCCAGTATTATCAAACTATTTTATTCGTAAGCCGTACACGGGTGAATGTGAATTTACAAAAGCATACGGTGACCTCGTTAAAATGTATTGGACGAAGGGTAAAGAGCATATCACTATTAAGAACGTCATAGAAGCGTTCCAAAAGGAGTTTCCCCGTTTCAGGACGAATGAACAACACGACGTACAAGAAACTGTTCTTTGTATCATAGATATACTTGAACGGTCTAGGCCAGAAATAAAGGAGTGGTTCTATGGAAAGAAGACACAGGAAACGATATGGCCAGGTGGAAAATCATCGAATGAAGAGATATTCAGTGTTCATTTGATAACTGCCGAAGGCGCAGATATGGGAACTATGCTTCAAAAAAGTACTGACTGGAACACCATAGAAAATTTTGAAGATACGGAAGGTAAAGTACATCACCTAGCGACGACGCGTATGGTATTTTCAAAACTTCCACAGATTTTGATGATTTCATTTGACCGTAAAAGTCATATAGAAATCATAGAAAAGATGATCATAGGTAACAGCGAATATAATCTCATATCATGTGCCGTACATGTGGGTATTCAAAATGATGGACACTATGTAAGTTTCGTTAAAAGGCGGAACAAATGGCTTTTAGCGAACGATGAAAGTGTCGAAGAACATGAATTACCGAAAGAGGCGAGTTTCTATTTTATGGTTTATAATTTAACAGTACATTGAATAACCGATAGACTTTAATCCGTATCCAGTATCGGTAGCCGCGTTTCTCGCGGTAGCAACGGGAGTCTTCGCATTCCACTTTGCAATAACTTCCGCATCCGTCGTCGCTGTACAAGCTTCTTTGGCGCCCATACCCCCTCCACCATAACCCGCGTATCCAGCATCCTTAATCGAATAGTTGCAGTTGTCACCATCCTTTGTCACGTCAATTTCAACCATTTTGCAATGTTGGTCAGTTTTGCGCATCGCGATATACTTCTTATTGGTCGCAGTGGCACCACTCTTTTCGTGGAAAGAGTGTGACATACCCGCTGCAGTGGCTTCTTCACTCGAAATGGGGACACTGCTATTAATCCAAGTACCCCACCATGTAGCGGATTCTGGTTTAAACGCGTCAATGCTCTCACATGGTACCGTTCCAGTCTGGGCATCGAAAGTTTGGTCGGGTTGACAGGCTGGACCCGAGTCATCCACTCCCGCGTCTGTGGAACCGGTTGTTTCAGGAGTCTCCTCACCACCCATCATCATGGCAGCCACACTGGACGATGAACAACACACCATCAAAAGGCCTACACCGGCTAACATTGGTACGGCAGACATTTATAGTAAGTCAATATTAAAAATTAGGTCTACAATCTAAAAACTCCTTCATCTTGATATTCTCTTTGATATTCACAATTGTTCTGTAAAAGGTTCGTCGATTGTTGGGATGAGTCTTATCGGTTCGCCTCTTAATAGGTTTCCACCACAGGGGTTCTTCCCATGTGATATACTTACACTCCACGATAGCTCCATCTTCAAACCAAGATTCGTCATCCTTGCTTTGAGGAATTTCAGATTCAAAAAACAACTTTCCCTTTTCTTGTACATAGAGTCTCCATGCCATAGGACCATTTGTAGCACCCGGAACCTCTCTCGACTTCTCTCGCTTCATCAAAAAATCTACCGTATTCTTCTCTTGTGGCTTCCACTTGAACATGGTTTCGTGTGTCCCGAGTCGGATAGGTTCGTTCACGGGGGTAAACACGAGGCCATCAATCTTTTGTTGAACCGTGGGTAAATACTCACCCATGAACTTCCCAAAATCTCTCATCTGATGAAATGTTTTGCATTTGAGTCTAAACTTGTCAGACTTCATATAAATGATTGACTTCATGACACCTCGAGCCGCTTCAAGTCTTTTCATCAAGTTAAGATCCCAAACAGACTGACCGTTTACCCACACGGCATCATATACCATGAGAGTATCCTCATACAATTCACCGTCAAGAATAGTCCCCTCGTATGCACTTTTCTTGAGGTTGATAGGTACTTCGAACATATTGAAAGCGCGATTAACAAATACACACTTCTTTTTTCCTTCAAACATGAGGGCAACCATCATGTATCGTTCTCCGTCTGTTTTTTCACATACAAGGTACTCAGCACCCTTTAGAATGGGAAAGTGTTTATACTCAATCGAGATTGGCTGAGGACCCGGAAAGTAGTCTTTACTACCCCACTTTGAATGAATATATTGCACAACATATTTGTAGAGTGGGGTAGACATGAATACTATTCAATAATAAACTTTAATTGACTTTTACACCGGCGGCGTTAAGAATGTTGCTTAGACATTCGTGTGTGTAAGTCATGGTTAACTTAGATGCCGAAAACGCATAAACTCGAACACCTTGCTCAATCAATTTTTCAAACATTTTTGCATAAATTTTGGTACCACCTCCAGATTTCTTGATCGCTTTCGTGACATTTTTTGTATTCATAACCCATGCTCTCGCATTCGTTGTTTTTACTCTGTAAATATCCTCAGAAATCTTCATACCAATTTCGGTATCAAAATGGAGACCCATTTGTGAAACGGGTTCAGAACTACCATCCTTCACCCGAGCCCTAAAAAGACCCCAATCTACACCCTCCTTCACACCCGGGAATACGAGACATCCTACTGTATCATGTGGTTCAAAACATTGCTTAATAGAATCGTCATCCATACCAATTCCAAAGTCTATGAAAATGATTCGATCATTATTCTTGATATACTTTTGAACCATCTCAGCTTTTAAGAATGGGTCGTCGTCAACATATACAATTTGATTATTGATATTTTTTTGTAAACATTGCACGTTAATCCTGAGCACCGTATGAAGTGTTTTTACATGACAAGATTTTGAACGAGTGACTAAAATCGTAACGATATTCATGTTTTCCTTTGTACTCTAAGCCTTAAGCCTTTCATTTAAACACCCCGAAAAGGGTAAATTACCCACATGTCCTAATGTGGTGTTTACATCTGCATAAATTTTCCCACCAGCTTGCTGCCATCGTCGACAAAACGCATAATCCTCGCTGAGATACCTACGATTATTTGGATCTATCATACAGTCAAAACATGCGTGATAGTCATCAAAGTCCCTATTTTGGTGATCATTTTTACACCAGAGTTCGGGAAACTTCTCCTCGAGTGTTTTAAATGCCGAACGTTTAATAAGCATAAATCCAGTTGGACCGTCTAAAATTTCGATAAATCCATTTTCAACGGAGCGTTTCTGAGCCCCGAAATTTATAACAAGACTCGATGAAAGCATCGACATATCACGCTCATCACCACTTTTTACGGCATTAGCTGCCTGATCCCACATGACCACTTTCTTTGGGTAACAAGCGACAGAAATGTCGTGACCGGATTTTATAAGTCGTACGACCGACTCTGGATCGAAATGAACATCTGCATCTATAAACATAAAATATTCACAATCGGTCTTTTGCATGAAACGACCGACAGAAACATTACGGGCGCGGTGTACGAGAGACTCATTTTCTGTGGTATCGAGATACAATTGTATATTTTCTTTTATCAAAAGAATCTGAAGTTTGATTATACTACTCATATATTTCTCCAGACATAATCCACCATAACACGGTGTCGCCAAGAACAATTTTGTCATATGTTACATTTAGTTCAAAAGCTCTAAGTGCTTTTTAATTATAATTTCAATCTTGTTTAGTGTTGGTATGGAGACAGAACATTTATCACACATTTCAGTTTTAGTGACTCGATGCCCAATCACTATGTAAATAATAGCAGATGCTACACTATTAGGTGTTTTACTCATAAGTTCAACACAATTATCGGTAGCGGCACACATCTTGTTACATTTCAGTCTCTCTTCTCGAGTAATATCAAAAGAGTTTAACAATCGCTGCATCACGTCATACGACTTAGTCACGTAATTTTTCTTTGTAACACCCAAAATGTTATCTTTGAAAATTTGCGTTGTGCGACTTATATCCTTTGATTGAATTCCAAACATATCTGCAATTTCCTTTGTCGTTCGAGGAGTCTGTGCGAGTCGACATGCATATAAAACGCAATTGGCTTTGATACCCAAACGCACAGCTCCTCGCGTGAGTTTCTCATTGTTGAATTTTCGATATAATATTTTAGCATCCTTCAAAACAGAATCATGTAGAGTGTGACATGCTTCGTCTATGTCACGATACGCGTGAAATAGTGAACGATCCTTGTGATTCATAGACATATGAAAATTGATTTTTGCCATTCGTTTATTCTCATACGTTGAGGAATGTTGTGTTGATATGATCGTACCCTTCCCCCAATTTTGAGAAAACAGTTCGGGATTTGCATTAGGATTACCACACCGTGAAGGATCGTTGACCTTACCATCGTCTGTGATACCACTCGTCCATTCGGCTGTGTCATCTACGAAATAAGAATCAACCAATCCACACACTGAACAAGTTGGAAGACCTTCTCTTGTAATAACTTTAATTCCTTCACATTCCTTACAAATACTTGTACTCACCGGCTTTATTTCGTTTTCTTTGGGTTTTAATTCTTCTAATTGTTTCCATATAGCTGCCAGCATTGTTTTGAATGTGACAATTTTTTTTAAATTTTGTGAGAACGCATTACACACTTAGGCGTCTAATTCGCGTTTCTATAGCGTCTATGGTTTCCTTGAAACTCTTTCCACCTGATGTTGTCGGTTCCCATTCATTCCATTCCTTATCAATTGATTCATGACCCGGGGGTAATGGAATATCTTGACCCACAATCTCACTATCGGATACAACAAAACCTTCCAGATCTGATTCCTCATCCCCACCTTCGTCGTAAATATCACTATCGGTATCTTCCATGTCTATTTCTGAGTAAAACGCGAAACGATTCATACCGAGGGGTTTCATTTCAAGATCTTCAAACGTAGTTCCTATGGGGAAATGTTCCATCACACTTTCATAGGGTGCGGGGGAAAGTTCCGTTGGTTCGAGTTGATATACACACGCATTCTTATAAAATAATTCGGTGGGGTTAAGATATCTCAGGCCGAGGGTCTTGCCGGTGTTCATTCCAACAATCCCGTACATTTCGTCTTCAATTCCATCCTCATTTACTAAAACTTTTACTATATCATCTTGGTTTATTTCGGTTGGCACAATCATGCTTAGAGTTTTCGGACAAAAAATTATCAGCGATAATATCACAGATGAAAGTTATTATTTATTCGAAGGAAGGTTGTGAGTATTGTGACCACGCAAAGACACTATGCGAGTCGGAGAACTTCGACTATGAGAAAATCATGGTCGACAAGGAAGAACTCAAGAAAGTATGTGGTGGATCCGCTTCAACTTACCCTCAAATATTTATTAACGAAAAACACATAGGGTCCTATTTTGACTTTCAGGACTATATAGAAGAAGAGTACGAACCAATCCTTGCCCCTACCCTAAATAGATTCACTGTGTTTCCCCTGAAGTACCCCGAGCTCTGGGAGCTCTATAAGAAGGCTCAGATGTCTAATTGGACTGCTGAGGAGGTAGACCTATCAAAAGACCTCGATGATTGGAAGACTCTAAATGATAACGAACAAAAATTCATAAAGTATATCCTGGCGTTTTTTGCCGGATCTGATGGAATTGTTTTTGAAAATATCAATAATAATTTCGCTGATGAGGTACAAATCTCTGAGGCTCGTTCATTCTATGCATACCAATGTCATAATGAAATGGTCCACGGAGAGACGTACTCTAAACTAATTGACAAATACATCAAAGATGGTGCTGAAAAGAAACAACTTTTCGAAGCCATTCAAACTGTCCCCTGTATTGAAAGAAAAGCAAATTGGGCCATGAAATGGTTCGATACAAAAACTCGTTCTTTTGCTGAGCGTCTCTTTGCGTTTGCTTGTGTTGAGGGTATTTTCTTCTCTGGTAGTTTCTGTGCTATTTACTGGTTGAAAAAGAGAGGTCTAATGCCTGGTCTCTGCTTCAGTAATGAACTTATATCCAGGGATGAAGGCCTTCACCAAGAATTTGCCGTCGAACTTTTCAAATTACTCAGAAATAAACCTTCAGCTGAAACACTACACACTATTATCAAGGAAGCCGTTGATATTGAAAAGGGGTTCATCATTGACGCACTCCCATGTAATCTCATCGGTATGAACTCTGAAAAGATGGCTGAATACATCGAATACGTGAGTGACCGTTTACTTAAACAAATTGGTCAACCCCCGATTTGGAACTCAAAAAATCCATTCGACTTCATGGAAAATATTAGCTTAGATGGAAAAACAAACTTTTTCGAGAAGCGGGTGGGAGACTATGGGAAAATGGATGATGATTCGGGTGAGATTGGGTTTGACGAAGAATTTTAAACATTTTACTATCAATTTATCCAAATTGACTGGAAAATGCATGAATTAAATTACTTGAAAAGGGTACCCTCAGAATCTACTGGGGCGGGTTCGAGCATACGACCACTGTCTACAACCTCGATTGTACGCTCAGCAAATTCGGGTCTTGGGTCGGGGGCCTCCTCCATAGGAGCCGGGGGAGCGACGATAACCTTTGTTCCCTTCTTGGCACCATCACCGCATCCACACCCACCTTTCTTCTTTTTACCACCACCCTCCTTCTTGATGTTCATCATACCCCAAACAACGAGGATGAATACGAGGGTGTGTACGAGAAGACCGAGGGTCGAAGGACAACCCGTGGGGGTTGAGATCCAAGAACCTAAAATCGCCCTGACAATTCGAAACGTCTCGGGGTTCGCAACGATGAAAAATATAAGACCGGAAATGATGGAGATGATTAACTTCTCCTCCTGCTTTCGGCCGTTGCATCCACATCCACAATCTTTAAAAAGACCCATGATTAGTTTTGATATATGTCAACAAAAAAAACTTAATTAAAGCCAAGCCACCTAAGATATATATAACCCACTACCAACAATGTCGCTCACTATCCAGCAATCTTCTGAATTCTCTCCTGCCAATGTGCAGTTCTCAAAACTTCGCAAGAACAAGAATGGCGGCAAGGCCGTCTATTTGAACGCCGGCGACAACAAAAAGCTCTACCTCCAGTTTCCCTTCATGCGTTCTCCTTACGGCATGAGTGCGTTCACTGATGAGAGCACTGGTCGTACATCCTACTCTCTCGACCTTTCTTTCGACCCCGACAATGAGGAGGCTATGGCTCTTCACGAGAAGCTCAAGGAGCTTGATGATATCATCGTAAACACAGTCGCTGCCAATTCGCAAGAGTGGCTCGGTAAGGAGTTCAACGTTGAGGTTCTTAAGCAGGCTCTCTACAAGCCTATGGTTCGCCCCGGTAAGGAGCAGTACCCATCGACTATCAAGCTCAAGATTCTCACCAAGCCTGATGGGACATTTGTACCCGAGTCTTACTCTATGCAGAAGCAGCCCGTCCCTCTCGATAGCATCGAGAAGGGTAATAAGGCTATGGCTATTGTTGATCTCAACCAGATTTGGTTTATCGACAACAAGTTTGGTGTCACAATCCGTCTCCAACAGGCTCTCTTCGAGCAGTCTGCCAAGCTCCCGTCATTTGCCTTTCAGGGTGTGAACCTACCCGATGATGACCTTCAGGTTGATGTTGAGGATGAGATTGAGGAAGTTGATGATCAGTAAAAAAATACAAATTCTATTCCAATCAATATTGGTAAGATGTACACATATCTTACGAATATTAAAAAATCTCGGAGTATAGTATATAACAATGAGTCAAATTGCTGTGATTTTAGGTGTGGGTGCGATGTGTATGTCGTCTGGTCTCGGAGCTGCCCTAATGATGCGTGGTGGTGACCCAGATACAGGGTCCGACTCTGGTGGAGGGTCCGACTCTGGTGGAGGGTCCGACTCTGGTGGAGGGGGTGATGATGCACCTAAAGACACCCGCACGGATTCGGTAAAGGAATCTATTGACCCAGAAAATTTCACCTCTTCTAGTCCATTCACGCGACTTGGGGAATTTCGTCTTTTGTCGGGAAAAAGTGGATACCCATACTCTCAATTTTTTGTGGATAACCCGGCTAATGCGATAGAGGAGTGTAAAACTGCATGCAAAGATAATTCTAATTGTCCGGGATTTTCATTAGATTGGCACAAAGGTGTAGATAAGGTGAATTGTATGGTATTTAAGTCTAATACAGGAGAAGCTGAAGCTCAATCATGTGTATACAAACCATTCGGTGTTCATTGCAGGTCTGGTGTAAAAGGAAAGTCTGGAGTGACTGAAGGTGGTATGTGGTGGAGAGGTACCCGTACTTCCTAATAAAGTTTATATTCCGAGTCTCAATGGACTCATCTCAAAATCCCTTCTTGGTAAGTTGAAAAATAACTTCTTACCAATAAGTAAGTATGTCTATTGAGAGTAATCTCAAGAAGTTACTCAAAGGTGAGAAGGCTTGTGTCCCAGAACACTTCTTGAAGGTTCCCAGTTACAACTCACCCACCCTTCGCAC